TAGAATTGTCACAGATTATGCTGCCTATGTCAAGGATAATAACATCTCTGTAACTGTAGAGCATCAGTTTCATGACAAGTACAAAGTCACTGACTATGAAATCAGACACTGGACTAACCTTGATGAGGCTTATTGGATGAGTTACAAGATAGGTTCTAAGTTATTAGAGCACTATAATGTATCTCCGCTAGAGTTCTTTACTATGGAGAAGACAGAACTAGATGGTAGTATCAAGTCTGTTAAATTCAATAGAAAGTATGTTTATGGTTATTTCAGGAATGATGGCTCTTTGTACAAGATCTATATGCCCAAGAATCCAGAGAAGAAGTTTATCAAGGTTGAGAATTACACACAGGGTTCTGATCAGTTAACATCTAGTAGTTGTGATGCTTTGATTATTACCTCATCTCTCAAAGACTTAATGGCATTCAGAAAACTTGGACTAGTAGGCTATCAGTCAATTGCTCCGGACAGTGAGAACAGTATGATTACTAAAACTGGTATGCATATATTGAAGCAAAGGTTTAAGAAAGTAATTGTCTTGTTTGACAATGATGAACCGGGTATTGCAGCTGCCAAGAAGTATCAGGAAAACTATGGTGTTAGCTATGTAGTGCTTGATATGGAAAAGGATTTATCTGATTCTGTGAAAGCACATGGTCTTATTAAAGTCAAAGAAAAATTAGTATCTTTATTAAATGAGTTGGATATACAAAAACGTTGAGTTCAAAGACTCAATGATTCCTGAAGGAGCTGTAGGCTTCATATACATGATGACTGCCATTATAGATGGTAAGTGTGTAAGGTATATTGGTAAGAAGAACTTTTACTCCGTCACCAAAAAGAAGATGGGTAAAAAGGCTTTGGCAGCTTTAACAGACCAAAGAGTTAAGAAGTACACAAAGGAGACTAAACTGAATTACAAGCAATACTATAGCAGTAATAAGGTTTTACAAGAGGCTCACAAAAAGAATACGGTTATTCACCGTGAAATCTTAACTATTTGCCATTCAGCTACAGAGCTTACATATCAGGAAACAAAGTACTTATTCCAATATGAGGTACTTGAGAAAGAAGAATTCCTAAACGGGAATATCTTAGGTAGGTTTTACAAAACAAAGTAATATGCGTTCAAAAGAAAAGGCTGAAGAGATCTATAAGAACTCTCTAAAACTTCACGGCCCAGAAAAAGCAAAGACAGAAGCATTGAACTCTGCTCATGCTGCTAAAGCTCTTGCTCCTATGGTTCATTGGGACTATTGGGAAAGAGTAGTAAATCACATAATTTCAAGATAACTATGACAGAATTAGAAATGACAGGCCTCTTAGTTAAGTTGGCCAATGAAGGCGTGACCGGACTTTTAGTAACTTATTCAGGTGGTGGAGATTCAGGTGCTATTGATGATATAGTATATACCACAGACAAATTAGATGAAGATGATGAGATTGCAATTGATCAGATTGATTCAATAGATACATATAGTCCAAATGCTAAGTATCTGCGTGCTTTAAGTTATAGTATGAATGATGATCTTAATGACTTTCTATCTCAGTATATTCTAGATGGTATTGAAGATTGGTGGAATAATGATGGGGGTTATGGTAAAGTAAGTATACTTGTACCTTCTGGTAAGTATAAAATCAACAATAGCATTTACATTACTCATACTGAAGATTACACTCATGAAGGTGATTTGCTAAGTGAAACTAAAGAGTAATGGCACATCCTTGTGAGCATGCTAAATCATCAGCTAGAAAGTTTGGTGGTTTGCCGGAGGATTATCAAAAGATTCATGAATGGTTTGATGAGACTAAGAGTTGGATTGCGCATTCTAAACACAGAATGTTCAGACACCACAGTGAAGGTATCTTTGAATGTGAAAGAATCTTTGGTCCATACATTATTAACTCTAATGGAAAGAAAGTATATACAAGGTATATAGGTGAACAGCATGTCAAAGAAGACTGCAACGGCTATATTCCTACGGCAAAAGAGTGGGTTGACAACATTAATAAGCCCACAGAATGGATGATTAAAACGTTAAAAATTGAAGACTGATGAATTTAAACAAGCAAGAAGCAGAGACACTTCTAAACATGTTGACCTCTGAAGACAAAGACAATGCATATGTAGCATTCCAGGCAATCAATGCATACAAGTTTAAGAAGGATGAAATTGGGTATTTAGCGTATCTGTATAAGTTTGGTAAGCCAGACAAGTCTCAATGGGAAGAGCACTCACCGACTGCATATAAGCAGTTAAAGAAGCACTTTGACATGGAACAACCGCTGACATATGCTAAGGCATTGGCTATCATGATTGAGAACAAGAATAAAAATGAGATTGTAAGCATGTTTTTGGAAAGACATGTGAAGCAACTCGCATCAATGTTAGATACTATGGGGTACCCCGTAGACAAATTAGACATCAATATAAAGTTGAAAGATGAGTAAACATGATCAACTGGGTAAAGCCAGCAAAGAGTTGATGTGGAAAGAGCCGTTTTATGGTTTCTTTCTTATCATGCTCAACAAGATTTGGACTAATAGAGTTCCAACAGCAGGTGTAAGCAAGAATGGTATTAACTATCAGCTTGCTATCAATGAAGATTTCTGGAGTAACTTACCAGAGAATCATCGTGTAGGTTTACTAAAGCATGAGCTATTGCATATTGCTTTCTTCCACCTGACACAGTATTTTAAGTTCCCTGACCATAAGTTGGCTAATATAGCTATGGACATGGAGATCAATCAGTATATTGACAAAGATTATCTTCCTGAAGGTGGTATCAACATTGATGACTATCCTGAGTTGAATCTTGAAAGAATGGCAGGCTGTAGGTATTACTATGAACAGCTTAAAGAAGCCAAAGAAGATAAGAAACAGAATGGTACTTGTGGTTCTCCCAACATGGATAAACTACTTGATGGTGTAGAACAAGGTCAAGGTACTATTACTATTCAATTGGGTGGTAATGGTGCTGAAGGTGAAGTTCAAGTTCCAGAACATGGTACATGGGAAGAGTTTGAAGATTTGTCTGAGGCAGAGCAGAAACTAATTGAACAGCAAGTTCAAAGAATTCTTACTGAAGCCGCAGAACAAACTGTAAAGAAGAGAGGTACTGTACCGGGTAACATCCAACAGCTACTTGAGAAACTCCAACAATTGGAAAAGCCAAAGTTTGATTGGCGTGGTTATGTAAGAAGATTTACAGGTACATCTACTAAGATCTTTACTAAGAAGCTTAGAAGAAAAGAGAATAGAAGATATTCTGACAATCCAGGTCTGAAGATTAAGATGAGACAACACATGCTGTTGGCTATAGATACTTCAGGTTCTGTAAGTGACAATGAACTTAAAGAGTTTATGAGTGAGATTTATCACATTCATAAGTGTGGTGTAGATGTAACCATCATACAGTGTGATACATCTATTAAATCCATTGAACCATTTGATCCTAAGAAAGATCTTGTAGTTCATGGAAGAGGTGGGACTGAATTTGATCCCGTCCTAGAATATTATAACGCCAATCTTAGAAAGTATACAAGTCTTGTATATTTCACAGATGGTGAATGTTGGACTAATGTTCAACCAAAAGCACCTGTACTATGGGTGCTGTCTGAAAGATCAAGTATGAATGATAGCCTTCCTGGCAAAGTGATTAAGTTAGAACTCTAAAAAAAGAAAAAATGGCACAAGTACAATTAAACATTGATGAATTAAAGGCGTTTTTGGGACATATGGTTAAGAATAACCAGTTCATTCAAGCTCAGGGCAAAGTTCCTGTAGCTGTAAATATTGAGGGTGATGCTGGTCTTGGTAAGACATCATCTCTAATGCAGTTGGCTAAAGAGATGAACATGGCTGTTATTAAGCTTAACTTGAGTCAGATTGAGGAGTTGGGTGACTTGGTTGGTTTTCCATTCAAAGAGTTTGAAGTTGAGAACAAAGACGGTGCTAAGAAATGGGTTCAAGAAACTTTGCTTGAGACATATGTCAAAGGTGGATTTAGACCTACAAGCCAAAGTAGAATGTCACATGCTGCTCCTGAATGGATTCAGGGACAACAAGAGGGTGGTTTTCTAATCTTGGATGACTATACTCGTGCTGACCAAAGATTTATGCAAGCCACTATGGAGTTAATTGACCGGCAAGAGTATATCTCATGGAAGCTACCAAAGAACTGGCATATTGTATTGACTACCAATCCGGACAATGGTGACTATAACGTTACTTCTCTTGACATAGCTCAGAAGACCAGATTTATCTCTACTGAGGTAAAGTTTGATGCTTCTGTATGGGCTCGTTGGGCAGAATCAGTTGGTATTGACGGTAGATGTATTAACTTCTTGTTGATGAATCCAGAGGTAGTAACTACTTCTGTTAATCCAAGAGCTATTACTACTTTCTTTAACTCTATTAGCTCTATTGTAAAGTTTGAAGATGAGCTACCGGTTATCCAAATGATTGGTGAAGGTTCAGTAGGTCCAGAGGTATCTTCTCTATTCACTATGTTTATCAATAATCAGATGGATAAGATTATTCCGCCACATGAGGTTCTTACTAATGCTAGTGAGTCTTATGTTATTGGTGCTTTGAACTCTGTGATTGG